AATGGTTCTGGTAAACGTTCGTTAGTCTTTAACAAGAAGGACGGATTTATCGATCGTCCTGTGGAGGTACCATGCGGTCAGTGTGTTGGTTGCCGGCTAGAGCGTTCTCGCCAGTGGGCAGTAAGGTGTATGTGTGAAGCTCAACTCCATAGTGAAAATTCTTTCATTACTCTTACGTATAGCCCGGAGCATTTGCCGGACGACTGGGGATTGCATAAAGAAGATTTCCAAAAATTCATGAAACGGCTAAGGAAAAAATTAAATGGTAAAAAAGTACGATACTACCATTGTGGAGAATATGGAGAAAAAAACTTACGACCCCATTACCACGCAATCCTCTTCGGTGTGGATTTTGATGATAAAACACTCCATAGCCGCAATAATTGCAATCCTCTCTATACTTCTGATTTCCTTGATAGCTGCTGGCGCCGTGGCTTTGCTAGTATTGGTAATGTAACGTTTGAGAGTGCGGCTTATGTTGCCCGCTATGTCATGAAAAAGGTCACTAATAATGCGAATATTCCAGGCGCTCAAAAGAAGTTTCTCGAGACTTATTCCCGGACAGACCCGGAAACGGGCGAGTACTACCAGGTACTCCCGGAATATACAACCATGTCTCGGCGACCTGGGATCGGTAAGGACTGGTACGAAAAATATAATAGTGATGCGTACCCCTCGGACTTTATTGTTCAGCGAGGACTTAAAGTTCAACCTCCTCGGTACTTCGATAATTTATACGAAATACAAGATGAGGAAGGTTTAAAAAAAATAAAACAAGGTAGACGTAAAAGAGCGTTAAAGCGTAAAGATGATAATACAACGGAGAGGCTACAGGTTCGTGAAAACGTAAAGCTGGCTTCAATTAAACAACTTAAACGACCACTAGATGGAGATTAAAAAATGTTATTAAAAGTTTTCTCAATATGTGATTCATGCGCAGAAGTTTATAATACCCCTTTCTTCATGCTGACCAGAGCGGAGGCAATACGTGCTTTTCAAAACCTCGCTCTGGATGCGTCTAGTAATATTTCTCAAAATCCAAAAGATTACAATCTCTATTATCTTGGGACATATGATAATAATAATGCGACGTTTACGGTTGATGGTAAGCCGGAAGATTTAGGCTGCGCTGATTTGTTTCTCAAAGAGGATAATGTGGTCGAACTGGAGAAAGCTCAATGAAAAGTGTAATGACGAATCAGTTTTCTAAAACGCCCAATGTAACTATACCTCGGTCTAAATTCCGTCGTGACCATGGTCATAAAACGACGTTTGATGCGGGTTATTTGATTCCAATATATGTGGATGAAGCACTGCCCGGTGACACGTTTAACCTGTCTGTAACGGGCTTTGCCCGTATGTCGACGCCTATTTATCCGATCATGGATAATTTATTCATGGACACCCACTTTTTCGCGGTTCCGATGCGTTTGCTCTACACAAATTTTGTGAAAATGATGGGAGAGCAGGACAATCCCGGTGATACGATTGACTATCAGATTCCAGTGATGGATGTAGCGGCTCCGCCTCTTTCTACAACGGGTTGGCAAGAAGAAAGTTTGGCTGATTATTTTGGTATTCCAACGGAAGTAGCAGGTCTTGAACATTCAAGTATGTTTCATCGTGCTTACAACAAAATCTGGAATGATTGGTTCCGGGATGAAAATCTACAGGACTCTGTAGTCGTTGATACGGATCTAGGCCCTGATGACCCAGCTGATTATGTATTGTTAAAGCGTGGTAAGCGTCGTGATTACTTTACCTCTTGTTTGCCATGGCCTCAGAAAGGCGATTCTATTGAACTACCGTTAGGTGACTCTGCACCTGTGTATGGTATTGGTAAAAGTAATACAACATGGACGACTGGACCGAGTACGGCCTATGAAACCGGTGGAACTGGTGCTAGTTCGTATGCCAGTTATCAGGTAATAGATCCGGCTAATATAAGTACGACTTTTAAGGTCGAAGAAGATCCCGATAATGCAAATTACCCAGGTATCTATGCAGACCTCGCGAATGCAACTGCTGCAACAATTAACCAGTTGCGTCAGAGCTTTCAGATTCAACGGTTGCTAGAGCGTGATGCGCGAGCAGGTACCAGATATGTTGAATTAATCAAAAGTCACTTCGGTGTAATTTCACCCGATTTTCGGTTACAGCGTAGTGAATATCTTGGTGGTGGTTCTCAACCTGTGAATATTAATCCTGTTATATCTCACTCTGATTTATCAGCTACAGGTGGTTCTGGTTTGGGCGAAACAGGTGGCTATTCGACTACGACTATTCGTCAAAATGGTTTCAGTAAGTCGTTTACTGAGCACATGATTATTATTGGTCTCTGTAGTGTGCGAGCCGATCTTACTTATCAACAGGGTTTGAACCGGATGTTTTCACGGTCAACCCGATATGATTTCTATTGGCCATCATTGGCTAAGCTTGGTGAACAAGCAGTACTTAACAAAGAAATCTATGCTGATGGTTCGGCTAATGACGAACTTGTTTTTGGTTATCAAGAACGCTATGGCGAACTGCGTTATAAGCCATCAATAATTACAGGCTATTTCCGATCTGCTTCGAGTGCGCCTTTGGATTCCTGGCATTTGAGTCAGGAATTTGGTTCCTTGCCGGAGCTTAATGCTGCATTTATTCAGGAAAATCCTCCCATGGATCGAATACTTGCGGTGACGACAGAACCGCATTTCATATTCGATTCTTACATAAAACTTACATGTGCTAGGCCTATGCCGTTGTACGGTATTCCCGGCATGATAGATCACTTCTGATGGACCCCTTTAGCACAGCAGCAGCAATAACCGGTGGTCTACAAGCTATCGGCAGCATCTACGGTGCCAAGAAGTCTGCAGAGGCTGTTGCCTCGGCTGCAGACGTGTCCTTAAAATCTGCGAGGGAGCAAATGGCATTCCAGGAGCGAATGTCTAATACTGCACACCAACGTGAGATAAAAGACCTGTATGCAGCAGGTCTCAATCCTATTCTTTCAGCAAAGTATGGTGGTGCATCAACACCGGCAGGTGCCGGTTATCAACAGGGTATCCCGGATACTACGGGATATGGTAAGGCGGCTAATTCAGCTGCTACTGCGGCGAGTAGCATTCTTCAAATGAAAAATTTGACTAGTCAGGCTGAAATTCTGGATAAAGATGCAGAAAAGGCTAAGATTCTGCAAGATATATATAAACAACATCCAGAATTGTTACTTGCTAAGGAATTGAGCGATTTGTCAGGACCCGGAGCAGCGGCAGCGGCGGCTTGGGCTCAAGTCAATAATGTAAAAAGTGGTGCTAATTCTGCATCTAATGTTAAAACGTATCCTGCGGATCCGGTAACTAAGTTTAAGGAAATGGTTGGTACAAAACCGATTGAGGAAACACGACAACAAAAAATTGACAGGATAAAACGTTGGGTAGATAGCCAAACTAGAGGATATTCTAAAATTGAAAAACAGGTTTTCCTTAAGCGTGAGCTTAAGAAATATTTTCCAGATATGTATAAATAGGAGATTAAATTATGTTTGCACGTAAAGATTTGTATGACCGGTCAACTAGGCCGATTCTCTATACTGGTAAGGGACTCACTAAGCAATCGATGCGTGATGAGTGTGACATTAATGTGATAATGAAAAAGTATGCCAAAACGGGCTTAACGAATTTTGTAAGTGCCCGTGAAGGTGAATATATGGAAGTCCCTAATATTGATTTCCATGAAGCTATGAATTTGATTACAAAATCAAATGAAATGTTTGACGACATGCCTTCAGAACTGCGTAAGCGGTTCAGGAATGATCCAGGCGAATTTATGGACTTCGTCCATGATCCTAATAACCGTGAGGAGATGTACTCCCTAGGGTTAGCGGAGCGTCCCCCTGTGGAGGAAACTACTCCTCCGGTAGTTGATGGTGGAACACCAGCAGAAACGACTGGAGATGGCTCAGCATGAGACGCCTGCGTCGAATGTCGAGTCGTCAAGAGGGCCCGGATTGGGCCCAAACACAGTTCTTACTTGATGTAACTGTGTGGACTGACACCCCTAGGGGTTCAGTCTAAAAAAAAGAGTTGACTTCTAAAAGTCTAAACTCTATAAAAGAATCTCAATTAATCAAGTGGAGATTCTAAAATGAAATATGTGGTTATGAAATCTGGTCACAAGTTTGTATTAATAAATAACGATGGTACTTTTAATTTGGTGAAGTCGATCGATGATTGTTCAAAGTGGAGGGTCGAGTTTCAGGACTATATTGTAGAAGGGATGGATCGGATGAAGGAATCCGGGATTAGTTTAAGAATTCAGATAATTGAGGATTAGTAAATGAGATATCGTAAACGTATGAGTCGTCGTAGTAGTAAAAAGTCATTCCGTCGTGGCGCCAAGCGCGTACATAAACGGAATTTTCGGATGTTTTCTCAACGTGGAGGCATCCGGCTTTGAATGCCTTGCTATCATCCGATAACGGCCTATCGTGCCAGGACTGTCAATGGTTCTGGTAAACGTTCGTTAGTCTTTAACAAGAAGGACGGATTTATCGATCGTCCTGTGGAGGTACCATGCGGTCAGTGTGTTGGTTGCCGGCTA